TTTTAGCCCCCGCTTTTCAGACCGTAGTTGGCGTGTTTTGCGGGGTTTTAGGCTCTAGGGTAATGAACGAGAAATGAAACCGACATTTGAACTAGCCATGCGGCTCCTGCTGCGCCACGAAGGCGGTTTTGTGAACCATCCCAGCGACCCCGGCGGCATGACCAATCTGGGCGTCACACAGCGCACATGGGAAGCCCACACGGGCAAGGCTGCCACGGAGGCAGATATGCGGGCTTTGACGCAAGAAGCCGTCCAGCCGGTCTATAAAGCCCGCTACTGGAACACCATCCACGGGGACGACCTGCCGCATGGCGTGGATTATTGCCTGTTCGATTGTGCGGTAAATTCCGGCCCCGGCAGGGCGGTCAAGCTGGCCCAGTACGTCCTGCATCAGAAGGTCGATGGCAGCCTAGGCAAGAACACCTTGGCCGCGATTAAGGCGGCTGATCCGGTCGAGCTAATTGAGGACTACAGCCAGCGCCGCTTGGATTTCTTGAAATCCTTGGAGGCTTGGCCGACATTTGGCAAAGGCTGGGCCAAGCGGGTGTCGGAAGTTGAGATCGAGGCTAAAGCCTTCGCACGGAACGGGTCAATGCTGGCATAGGCTTGTAGCATACTTCCGCGTGTTCTTGGCAGTATGGACGCCCCCGGTGCCTTGGCTTGCCGCAGAACAGCATATCTTCATCCTCGCCAAACGGATAGCGGCAGTTGTTGCTGGTTAGCTGCATCATCGTGACAAGCTGCATATCCACGGCCTTTACATCAGGCGGGATCGGCTTAATCGCCCTGATAATCGTCCTGAATGGCCTAGCTGCTGGCTTGATGAAAACCTTGGGCCGGGGCGTCAGGTCAGTCGGGGCCTTTGTGATCTTCTCGCGGCGGGCTTTGCCAATACAGGCGTTCCGGCTGTAGCCAAGGATTTCGCCTATTTGCTTAAAACTCTTGCCGGTTTTTGCCAGCTTGCAGAGCTTTTCGGTGTCCTTGGCGCTCCATTTCCTTGTTCTGTTCACGAGTAGCTCCGTGTTTGTGTGATCCTTACCGCGTCCCCATCAATTTCAAGCGTCAACAACTCTCGCACAATATCCATGGCGCGTTCAAAATCGCCCGGTAGGCAATCATCGTAGGAAACGTCAAAGTCGATGGAAACGCGGATGGATTTCATCAGTAATTACCGCCTACGGGGTCAGACGCGCCAGCAGGGGCAGCGGTCACGTTAGACGATCCCGGCAGGACATGGCCGCCGTCCCACGGGGACTCATTAATCGGCCCAATGCAGTCGGCCAGAATAGCGCCATTGACGGGCTTGGCCCGCTTGACGCAGGGATAGGACCACATATTGCTCATGCCCAAGCCACGCCCCACGGCGGTCTTAAACGTCCGGGGCACAGCCGGGACCACAGCCCAGCTTGGGGCCTGTGGGTAGCTGGTAGCCGTGCTGAACAGGCTCCAGACGCCTCCGGGGACTGCCGGGGCCTTGCACGAGCCGGTCAGGTGCAGATCGGCAATGCTCTCGCCCTTCAGGACTGGGCATACGGCATGGCCCTGTAGGAACGTCTTGCCGCCCACGACCATGGTCTGGCCGGTGGCTTCCGTGCTGGAGGCGGCGCACAGGGCGTATTCGCCATGGCAGATGCCCAGCTTGGGCGAGGCGTAGGCGGGCGCTGCAATGCACAATACGGCAGCGGTAATCAGGTATCGGTTCATGGGTGTTCTCCTTGGGTTGCGCCGTATTTGGCAATCAGCGAAGCATCGCTTCTACCATCGTCCTTCTTGCGCTGGAATAGCTCCGCGCTGGCCGGGAATAGCTGCATGGCCCGCTCCCGGCTTCCGTCCTTGCCGTCCCTGACGCCCATCGCCTTCTGCCAGCTTTGTGGCGTGACTAGCGTGAATGGAATGTCGAACGCAGCCAAGACGCCTTCTATGATGCCCGCAGACCGGCCAAAGCTGAATACTGACGACACGCCCTGACCGGCCATGGCGTTGACCTTTTCCAGAAAGGCGGCCTCGACATGGCGTTTAACCACCATGGCAGCGACTAGCTGGGGGCTGACTTCCCGCTTTTCGCGGCGGTTCCGCATGACTGTCACCGTGGGCATATCCTCAACCGCGATCATGCCTGTCTTGGTATCGAGAAACGCCAGTGCGCCTGACAGGCCGGGGTCTATGCCAAGGATAATCATTTCTTTGCCTCAATTGTGCTTATGTGCATAAGGATTGCCCTATGCGCCCACCACGTTAAAAACTTTAATGGCTCTGGGCCATGAAACTTATTATATGGCTTCGAAGCATGAGGATTTATTGCCCAATAGTAATTGTCTTGATTGGCTTTATACACGCTTCTAAGTTCCGCCTTCATGTCCTTCATTAATAATAATACGCATCTGTGTCGCCATAGGTCTTTGCCTCGACTTCATTTTCCACGGCAAAGAATTGGGTCGAGCATTTAAAATCAGGCACCAGCAACTGCTTGGGTGATAGCGATGTGTCTATGATCCGCAGCCTGTTGTTTGGATAGGCACAGTATTGCCCGTTCTCCAGTTCGACAATGTTCATGGACTTATGCTCGCTGGGCGTCTCGCTGGTCGAGTAGTCAATGGTATCCGGCGCGGGGTGGTAGTTGTCCAATGTGCAGACATATGTGCCGCGCATCGAGCCGCCAGACTTCAGCCTAGCCTCATACACCATTGACGCCGTGAACTGCTTGATTACAGACACAACGCCATAATCCATGCAGTTCCAGAATTGCAGGTCGGTCAGCGGCAAATCCCGGTCAGGTGTTTTCGGCTCTGCCACGAAAGCCGACAGCGGCAACTTATCAAACAGCGCACCGTAATGGGGTAGGTACGTCTCGAAATACAAAGCCCGTCCGGGTATGCTCTTGGCGCAGACCCAGATGCCTTTGACAAACTCGCCATGCCCGTCTTGCAAGTCGCGCAGGTATTCCTTGCGGACCCAAACGTGCTGGGCTGGTAGGTTGGTTATTAGGTAGGACACGGCGGTTCCCTATTTAATCAATCCAACCATCGCCTTGGCACCAATGCCAGAGCCTATGACGGAACACAGCTAACAACAGCCCGCACAAGGTGTCGTGTTCGTACCAATAGTTTCCGACGATCAGCCTCACGCCACGCCCCTTTATTTCTCAGTTTGTTTCGTAGAACATTCCAGCGCGGCATCCACCATCGCCACCCACTCGCACTCGATGATGTCGTTTAGCAACGTCCCGCGCGTGTACCCGCCCGCCGGGTGTGCGGCTGATCCGGCGTCCAGCATGGCTGGGGTGCAGTCACGCATGGCGGCAATGGCGGCGCGGGCTTGGTCAAAATAGCACCAAATGGGAATCATAACATTCTCCGGTTCACAATCAGTGTAGTCCGATTGCCGAAGCGCCTTTGCCACCCGTTCAATCATGTCGGTCATTTCGGCATCACAGTTTTCTTTTTACGCTTCTTTAATTCTCTCCGCCATTCGTACATACAAGAATCATATTCTGTGCTCAAAAGACCTATCCAATCTTTTAGAATGTCCAGTTTCACCAAGGGCTGCAATTCATCCCAATCTGGGCTTTTCTTGATGTCGCCTTCAACAGCCGACCAATTAGCAACCAATCTAATGCCAGTCATTTTTCCTCCAATGCGTTGTCTGTTGTTTGCTTGATGATACTGGAATATTTCTTGGTTAAAGGGACATCGCCCCAAAGTTTACCAAGCCTAATTAAACTGACAAGCGAATGCGTTATCTCAAATATTTCAGCAATCACCTTGTTATTCATGCCAGCAATGATGCACTCCTTAATCTTAGCAACTTCCTCTGCGGTCAATTTGGCGTTGCCATTGTTATGGCCGTCTTGCGGACCAGTGTTACCGCGTCCTTTCTTTACCATGTCATGCGAATTTGCCTTCGTATCACCAAGCCACAAATGCTTGGGATTGCAACACGGCGGATTATCGCAAGTGTGACAGGTAAACATGGCACCAGGGTCGCGCTTGTTAGTAACGGCGTAAGCAAACCTGCTTGCTCTGATAGTTACATAACTGGCAACCTTAAAATTACCGTACCCGTTTTTTGCAGTGCTTCCAGTCCACGGCCAACAAGCTTTAGGGCCATTAGATTTGTCAACGTAACCCCAAAACCGATTAACGATTCGCGGGTTTTTGATGTAATCAGTGAGCGGAATAACGGGCTTTCTCATTTCGCCGCCTCATGGCCCAGCACTAGGTTAAGCAACCTGTACGGCCATATCCGCGCCATTGCGCCCCGGCTCATGCCCCGCGCTGCGCTGGACCGGATCAGATCAACAGACTTGGCATGGTGCTGGACGTACACGAAGTCCTCATTGCGGGACTGACGTTCCGTAATGAAAACGTGTAACGGGCTGCCGGGTTCGCAAATTTGCATTTGTGGCCTAGAAAGGTATTTCGTCATTTAGATCGTCCATCGAAATAGTAGGCCCAAGATCAACAACGGGCTTCTTCTTGCGCCCGCGTTTCACGACTTCCCGGCTGGGCGTGTGGGCAGGGCCGTTCTTAAATGTCTCGCCTGTGCCTTCGACAAAATACTCGACGAATCCCACATCAGCATCAATGGCTGTTCCGTGTACCAAGGCGGGGATGAACAGATGGCTATCACAGCCCTTGCGCTGGTCTTCGGCTGACAACTCCTTGTCATGCTCATGGCAATGCCATTTACCGCCGTCTCTGGGCGTGGAGTGGCAGCAAGTACGGCAGTTAAACTCAGCGGGCTGCGTGTCATGGCAGAACGGCGCAAAGTCGCACCATTTGCAAGGCATCTTTGACGCGCTATCCGCAACCTTGGGACCAGGCTCAATTGCCCCGACAATCCGTTCAGCGCGGCGCATCAGGTCATTGAACGTGCCTTCATCAAACGGCACCCATTCAGTGTAAATTTCGTCAGTATTCTTGTTGACGCTAAGATAAAGCGCCCGCTCCAGCTTCAGCATACCCATATAGATCATCATCTGGGCGTAATGCTGGGGCTTGGCCTTGGCGACACCGGCCTCCTTCAGCTTCTTGGACGCTGAGAAGTTTGCCGTCTTAATCTCTAGAACAGCCCAAGTCTCCGGCCCTTCAGCAAAGCCCCTGCCAATGCCGTCAACACTACCACCGAAATGACCGCGACGGTCACGGCACTCGATCTGATTGCCGTCTTGCTCAGTGTGTAGTTCAACACCGATGGCCCGCAATTCTTCGTAGACACGCTGCTCCTCTCTTTTTCCAGTTCCAAATAGACGCAAGACGCGCCCCCCGAAAACGGGGGACGCTGCCCAGCGAAACGTCAGCCACAGAAACCGATCACATTCATGCCCAATCAAGGACGCGCCCAAGTGTTCGCGGTGTCCTTCACGCTTGGATTCATACCAGTCGTAAATCTTCTGGGCAGTCGGGTAATCGGCTCCTGGGGCGTCAGTCATATCAACGCTCCCAGGGCTTCTTGCCAGAGGCAACAGCCTCGCGGTCAACTGTGGGCTTGGGCTTCTTGGCAGAACCAAGCGGTCCTGAGCCAAGGACGACGTTGCGTGTCTCGTCCTTGCGATCAATGCCCAGCGTCAGCTTGAACGGGATGTTGTAAAGCGTAGTCGTGTCAGCGCCGATCTGCAAATCCAACCCGCACGACCTAAAGTATTTTGTCAAACTAGCCTGGGCAATGTTCTGAGCTGTTGGGTTTAGGTTCTTGACGTTCAGATTGTCCCAAATCTTGCGGCCAGAATACGATCCGTCGATAATCTCAATCGTCAGCGCAATTAATTCGCCATTCCCAGCCTTGGTCGTTTTGACCACGCTATCGGTAATCATGGCGGTATAGTCACCGCGCGGCAGCGGCTCAAATGTACGCGGTGCAAAGTCAGACTCAACAGGGTCAAAGTCGATGATAGGCATAGTGCAGTTCTCCTCGGTTAATTAATTGCGGCGGCAAAGTCATCCCAAGCCAGCGGGATAGATTCAGGCATGGAATAGCGGTTCTTAGCCATGTATGCGGGCTTCTCACTGGTGAACAGCAGACGCTCGCCAGTGCTGATGCCACGATTGTTTGTGGTGCCAAACCCAGTGTCGTCTTTCTTCACTACGGTCTTATAGTTGGCAAACAAAACGCAGTCAGCCCATTCGCGGACAACCGCGTTGGCCTTGTCCTGCAACTTAGGCTGGTATCTGTCGTATGGCTCAACTTCTGGGCTATCAAAGCGGCGTATCTGGCAGTGGGCGATCAGAATGACGATCATGCCCTTATCGTTTCTCAAAGCGTTCAGGCCGTCCAGTATCTCCCGCATGCGTCCAACGGCGTACACAGCCGCACGGCCATAGGCCAAGTCTTTGGCGTCATACTTAGTCTCAATTTCCTTGGCAATCATGGCCTCAAGCCAATCCATCGAGTCGAGGACAACAGTGCGAAACTCATGCTTGGACGAATACAGCGTAGCAATAGCTTCCATCACATCATCAGATGACTTGGCAAGCGGGAAGCTATCGACTTTCAGCGAGCCAAGGCCGTCTTCAGTGCAGATAAATATGGGGTTTGGTGCAGATGCGCCAAACATACTTTTGCCAATACCTTCAACGCCATACAGCAAAACACGCGGGCTAGAGATAGCCGTGTTCTTGAGTATGGACTTCAAGTCAAACGCCATTGGTCAGTCTCCTATCGAATCATTTCGGGAGCCGTTGTAGTCTAGGTTACAATTTAAAATCAATATGGGTTTTAGTTATTTTTGGTCTTGTCATCCTCTGCGAAGCACCTCATGGTCCGCGCCGTCCCAAAAGGTTTTAGCAATGGCAACCATCAAGGGTCGGTGTGAACCGGCCTTCACAATCTGTACGATGCTGGGCGGGGTTACGAAGACCGCCAAGCTAGTGGGTCTAACACAGTCCGGTGTTTCGCTGTGGCTGGTCGAGCGCGGTACGAGTGGGCGCGTCCCGCAGAAATACTGGCCCAAAATCCTGAAGTACGCAGACAAGCATAAAATAAAAATCACAATCAAAATGCTTTCCGGCATCTAAAACGAGGCTTCAATGCTGCGTAATTCTGAGTTCCTAGCTGCCGTCTATGGCAAGCTACGAGCGGACTACGACTATGGTTGGACTACAGCTTTTGCGTCAGACCCCAACAAGGCGCTGCCCGGTGTTTGGAGCGGCAACCCATATGGGGGAACCGACAATGAAAGATCTGTTCTCGATCAACGTCAAGAAGATAATACATATTTCTGTGTATCAGTCCTCTACAGCCGCGAAGGCGCAAAGCGCCGGTCCAACGAGACATTCGGGCGCTTAGCCGTCTTGGTAGCTGATGACGCCGACCCAGACGCCATCCTGGGCCAGGTGTCCTATAAGCTCCAGACCAGTCCAAACAGCGTCCAGATCGGGATGCTGCTGGACCCAGAAGACAAAGATACCCAGAACCTGCCCTTGATTAAGGCCGTCTTGCAGAAGATGGCAGACGACAAGCTAATATCTGCCGACTCTAATGGTAACAACCCAGTGCGCTACGCACGGCTACCCGTGGGGTCAAACACTAAGGCTAGACCAGAAGGCATCTTCACCACCAAGATGTTGAAGTGTGACTTTAAGGATGTCTACAGCCTGGCTGACGCAGCCGCAGTATTTGGGATCAAGCTAGACGACCTGCGGGCCAATCTTGGCAAAGCCAAGGTCGAGTCAGACATCAAGGCCGGGACTGGCGATGCTGCCCAGCTATACAAGGACATCATAAACCCCGACCTGTCCCAGCGGTCCTACCATGACGCGCTGCTGAAGATCAGCAGTTCCATGGTGGCCTCAGGGATGCACCGTGGGGCGGTAGTCAATCACCTGCGGTCAATCATGGTCGCGTCCAAGCCCGCCGTTGCCGGGCCTGATATGGACCGCTGGCTGGTCAGGACAGGGCCTGAGTTGGTCCGCATGGTCGAGACTGCTGGTAAGTTTGCCCCAGAGGACAAGCCACCGCCTAACCCGTTCCCCAAGCTGGTTATGAGCATGGAGCAGCTAAAGGAGCGCACGGCCAACGTGGACTGGGTGGTCAATGGGGTTATTCCACAGGACGCGATGATGTGCCTGTTTGGAGCCAGCCAGACGTTTAAGTCGTTCGTCGCCCTGTCAGCCGCTCTGCATATCTGCTCTGGCCTAGAGTGGATGGGGCTGCGGACCAAGCAAGGCCCGGTGGTCTATGTGGCAGCAGAAGGCGGGGGTGGTATCTACCGCCGCGCCGCTGCATGGGCAAAGACCCATTTAGACCAAGAGTTTGCGCCAGGCTTTAACATCTGCATCACGCCTCTAAATCTGACCGTAGAGGAGGAAATGACATCCTTACGCATGGAAATAGCGGAAATGCCTGTCCCGCCATGCCTGATCGTTTTGGATACCCTCTCGCAATTGTTCGGGGGCGGGGACGAGAACCAAGCCACC